GCGAATACCCAAGATGTAGCCACAGATCCATGGCCAGACTCTTGTGCTCCAACTCCTCGCGGCAGTGCCACTTGAAGAGGTTCAGTTCCTTGCTGGACTTGCCCTCGTACCTCCGAAGGAAAGTTCTCGCTCCACAGGCCGCCATATGCTCGATGGACACCATCGTGGCCAACCACATCTGATGGTTCGGGCGGCGCATCACGAGACGAGCCTTCTTAAGTTCCCTGGCCTCCAGTTCCGCGAGGCCATAGACCTTGTTGTGAGCCTGATGCGCCCGTGCGTGGGCAAGCTCCTGCTTGCAGAACTGGTCGATTCTCTCGAGGAGCACGGGATCCGTAATCGATTGCTTGTGGTGCTCCGCAACACACACGAACGCACGCTCCCAGGCCGGAAACAGCACGCTCCAACCGTCGTAGAAGTGTGTTCTGACGGGATCGTTCTCGCACCAGTACTTCATAGCGGGATCCTCGGGTTCATGGCCCCAAGAAGCGCTGAAGCCCACTCCTGCCAATCATCGTACTGGATGGGGTTCGGAACCGCCTCGTTCGTGAAGACATCGATGGCCAGAAGCCCCTGTCCCCACTCTTGCCAATCCGTGTCGGCCGTTGGAATAGACAGTTGTTGGGCGGCGTACTGCTCGCACATCAGACAGGCCCAGGACTCGAAGGTGTGATATCGCGGGTCGTAAACGAATGCGTTGCTGGCAGTCATCAGTACCCCCGGACATCGCCGATGTCAGCACTGATCACAATCTTGCCCGTCTGATAGTCGCCACCGACCACATTCGACCGGAATTGCAGGCGCAACTCGCGTCGCTGCTCCTTCATGTCGATCTTGTTTGTGTTGGCGTCGAACATATAGGGGCTTGACGGCGCATCCTGAGACTGAGCGTAGGGTCGTCCGGTGACGACCAGTTCCATCTCCCCCTGGAGCAGGAAATCCGGCTCCACGCGCTCCACGCGCAACCAGCGGTTTGCACCTTCCATGGCCGGTTGAGACGGGCCTCCAGTGATCCAGCCGAGGTCGTTGGTCTCGAAGTACGACTCGATGGCCTCGACATTCTGGCCATCAACCGCATCCACCCCAATTTCGTGCTGGAAGACCTGAATTCGGTTGGGCGGCAGCGAGAATGTAAGCAGGACCGCACCTGTTCCGGTGGCGGCAGCCGACATTTCTATGGCCTGCGCGTAGATCGCAGTTACCGGCACGGAGAAACCGGAGCCACCGCCGCCGCCCAAGTCTGCATCGTCGGCGCTCAGAGAGTCGCCAACCTCATATCCAGCACCTCGGGCGGTGACCGTGACCGTGGCCACAGCGCCACCAACCACCGCGATGGTGGCCTCAGCGTTTGCACCGTTACCGCCCGTCAGTGGCACATTGTTGTACACCCCGTTGGTATATCCAGACCCCGGAACAATCGTTCCCAGGGTCTTGATGTTTGAACTGGTGATCGCCACCACCGTCGTGCCGGTGGGGATGTTGGATCCTGAGATGACTTGATTGATCGCAACCTGCGTGTTGTAGGTGTCGAGGTACAGAAAGACGCTCCCGGTCACCTCGTTCAGAGTCTCACTGAACACAACCTCATCTGGCAAGGTCACCCATGAAGCCTCAACCGGATACGCAAAGACCTGGGAGAAGTACCCGGCCGAACGACGAGCACCCAGGGCCTGACCAGCGTCGTACCAGACCTGTTCGCGGACATTGAAGATGATCGCGTCCGTGCATTCGGTCGCGTCTCCGCGGGGATAGAACCACCAGATCTCGCCGTACCGCGGAACTTTCGTGGCCCAAACCTTCTGCCGCTGCGCGTAGTTCAGGTTGTCGAAGAAATAGTTCTGATTGAAGTCGTTCGGGATCTCTTTGACAGTGCCGTTATAGAGCAGGAAGCGGTCGGTTCCGATCCAGTAGTAGATGCCGTCGTACTCAATCGCACACTGGGACGACATGATGGATGTCTGCGACGAGATAATGTCGTAGCGCCAGTATTGAGGGGGCGTTCCAGTCCCTCCGATGTAGGAAACACGGATCAGGCTGTCAACGCTCCAAAAGAGCCCAGAAGGCGCGTTTGAGCCGCCCCTGACGGGTAGGCCTTGGACAATCTTTCCGGTGGCTACATTAACCTCGTTTGCGTCCGCAGAGACCCAGTCAGTCGGATCCCCGGCGGAGCAGTTCTTGATCAGCCCCGCGTTCCCGTACACGAACACATAGGGGTGCAAGGAAACCACGCCCCCCGACACCGAGATGTTGTTGTTGAAGGTGTAGGTCTGCGCTCCCAGAACCGTGGTGGCGTTGGAAAGAACCACCGAGGTTCCCGAGACGGAAACCACCGTGGTGCTCGCAGGAACACCCGTCCCCGTGACAGTCTGACCCGCCCCGATGCGGACATCGGCCGCGGCCAGCGTGATCGTGGTCGTGTTGTTCGATGTCGCCGACACCGAGAAGACGCCGATCTGGCTCATCGAGGTGCCGGTGATGTCGCCAATCAGCACCGGGGTGTTGTTGTCCTCGTCGATTGCTGACAAATTCTGACCGGGATGCGCCAGGAGATTGTTGATCTCGCCGGTGACGGAATAGAAGCCGTCAAACTGCCAGAGGTTCAGCGCCGAGGCGGTGAAGTTGCTCAGGGTGAAGTTCGCGACACCAGACCCAACCCCGTTGTCATCAATGGTCAGAACCTGAAGCCCGTCGGAGTACCCCGAAAAGATCGAGGTGAAGCTGTTCTTGGCGTTCACCCAGATGCCACGGGAAGGCCCCAGCAACTGATCTGAGATCACCCGGTACCCAAGCATCTTCCGCGGCCGTCCGCGCTGGAATCGCACCCACCGACCATCGTTGTAGAACAACTTGTCGAAGAGCGTGCCATCCCGCTGGATGCCAGCCTTGGTGTCGAGCGCGAAGACCTTTTGCGTCATCAGAATGACCCGCCAGAAACGCCCCCGGTGAAGGTACCGGTGCCCGTGATCAGGAGACCCGTCGCGCTCAATCTGAACCTTTGCGCCGCCAGGATGGCAATTCCAAATTCACCAGAACCTGGGCGGTAGATGCCCGTCGAAGTTTCTAAAGAAAAGTTCATCGAAGGCGCTCCGACCGTGCCATCAACCAGCGAGACATTGACCGCTCCGGCGGCAATCGTCGAGGCGTTCAGCAAATTGACGGAATCGCACAGCAAGATCACCTGCTGTCCCGCTGGGATGGTCGCTGTAGCGCCACCAGCGCCGGTCGTGAAAGTGATCTGATATCCCGCGCCCGTACCATCGGTCTGGTTCGTGATGTAGTAGACCTGGATGGTCTGCGGAAGGACGACCGTCACATTGCCAGAGAGCGTGCCGGTGTACTTCTGCACCACATTGGCGGCTTCCGATGGGGTCAGCGTGTAGCTCCCCGTTGTCACCGCCTTGGTCAACTGCGTGAAGTTGAACTGCGTTGAACGGCCCAGGCCCACCGTGTAAAAGGCCGACCCCGAGCAGACAATGAACGCCGAGTCCGCGGGCTGCAAGGCAATGCTCGCCGCCCCGTTGATCAGGCCCGACGCCGGAGAGACCGTCAGCGTTCCAGTGCCGCCGTTCCGAACCATGATGAACCAGTCATCACCCAAGGTCGTCGCGGCCGTCAGGGTCAGCGTTCCCGACCCGCTCGTCCAGACATAGGTGGCGGCCCGGTCGGTGTCCAGAGCGGTGTAGTTCGACGAAAAGGTCTGAACCGGCGTCGATTGGTTCAGCGTCGTTGTGATCGCCTTCAGACCGTACCCGGCAAGGCTCGCCGCGTCCGCGGTCGAAGATCCCACCCCAAACGCAATCACGCCCCAGGTACCGGCCTCGGTAGCGTTGGTCGTGATGTAGATGTACTTCGCCTCACCCGCTGCCACCGACACGATAGTGGTGCCGTCGTAATTGGCGACCGTAAAGGTCGTGGCCCCTACATTTCGGATCAGCGCATCCATACCAACCGAGGTCTGGTTGGCCGGAGGCATCTCCAGCTTGAGGCTCCCGGCCGTGGCCGTGACATTCATGATCCGGGCGGCGTAGTCATCCGTTGCGGATCCGTTGATAGGCCACTGAAGCTGGGTATTGGCGGACAGCGTGATCGCCCGATACGAAACATCGGTTGGCTGGATCACATTGCCGGTGAACGGCGAAATAAAGCTCATGAATCCCTCACAACGGTTTGACGGTCACCGACCCGGGCGACATCCTCTGTCTTGAGGATTTCCATGATCTGCGAGTACTGGGCCTGCCACATACCCATACGCTCGTCGTTCTTCAAGAACGGCATGGCCTGGAGCAGAGACCCGTACAGCAGGGCCTGCGGAGCGTACTCTGTGAACCAGTTTGATTGATTGGACGAATCCAGGGGCTGCACGCGCTGGTAGTAGAGCACCTCAAAGGTGTACGCAGCCGCCGGGGTCGGGGCAACCAGCCAGTGGGTGTAATCGTAGTCGCAGTAGAACTTGGGCACATCCTCCTGCGTCCCATCCGGCCAGTACTCCCGAAGGTATTCGTACTTGCGAAGGAGCACAGGAATCTTCTTGCCCGCAACCGTCACATTCATCGAGACGGTTTTGCGCCAGCGAGCAGGCTTGTCGATCACCGGCTCACCTTTAACCATGGTGGACTCGACCACAATCAGGTTGCCGAGGAACTTCAGTTCCGACGCAATCACCTGCTCCGCGAGCATGATGAACTGCGGAATCTTCTCGATGGTCGCTTGGTCAGTTCGTTCGAGATAGGTCTCGATGTCATTGACCAGCGAGTCGTAGGTCATTACGGCTGCTGCTGGCATCACCACACCTTTTTCTTGATCGATTCGGGCTGCGGGACAAATTGCTTGCCCTGTCGCATTCCTTCTCGTTTGGCTCGCGTGGTCGCCGCGTATTCAGAAGGGGTCAGCTTCTCTCGTGCCTTTTTCGGCAGGTATCGCTCGCCTGTTGCTTCAGATCCCTGGGTGGACGGCTTTCCAGACTTTGTGCCCCAGTCTTCCTTCGTCCACTTCGAAAGCGAATTATCCGCTCTCTTGGGGCCTTTGTAACCTCCGCCCGAGGCTTTGTACTTCTGGGTGGCCAGTTGCGCCTT